TTAGCCTATCAAAATTTAGGTGCTGTCTCTCGAAGGGACTACTTATATTTTATTAACGTGTGCCAAACTACTATGGACTTTGACATTAAACTAAGTAAAATTGATACACCTATGGCACAGAGAAACTATAATACCTGGGCTAAAGATAAAGGTGTGCCAACAGCTAATCATGTCAAAGCTGTTATGTCTAGGATATTTAACTTTGGAAGAGAGATAGGTGAGTGTAAACATAACCCGTTTACAGTAGTTAAAAAAATACCTCACCGATCTCGTAAAGAAGTATGGACTAAAGAACAAGTAAGATCTTTTATCCAGACTGCATACAGCCAGTTTAACTGGAGAAGCATAGGTGTAATCGTTCATGCTGCCTATACATGGGGTCAAAGACTCACGGACATGAGAAATCTTACATTCGATCAGTATGATTTTGATAAACGTGTACTGACGTTAGAGCAGTCAAAACGAAGGGCTAGAGTTTACCTACCAACAACAGAAGAGCTGCATAAAGTATTAGAAAAACAGTATGAAGACATGAAGTTTCAGAAGTATGTAGCTCCTCGAATAGCTTATGAAAAGATTATACCTGAACCTTACAGTAAAGCAGGACTCAATAACATAGCTAGAAAGATTAGAGAGGCTGCAGGTTTACCTAAGACTTTGTGGATTATGGATATGAGAAGGACTGCAACAACAGAAATGGTAGATGCAGGTGTACCATTACCACAGATTATGTCAGTGACAGGCCATGCTAATGCACAATCATTGGCTCCTTATATGAAGCATACATTGCTAAGTGCAACAGAAGCATTGAGTAAAAGAGGAGAAGGACTATGACTAAGAAAGATAAAGAGATAGCAAAGGCTTTCATAGATATGATTAAACGTAACGGTTGGAAACCTATGAAATCAGATGATGGCTTGGCTTGGTTCGGTGGTAAAACTCACTACCAACTAGCAGATTACTTACCAAAAAAAGCTCTAGATAGTTATAGCCATGAAGATATTGATTTTCTTGTGGTAGGTTGGAGGACATAATGGAAAAAGAGGAGAAGGACTATGAGTGAAATAAAGAAGTATTTAATGAAAGGCCAAGTCGAACAGAAAATAATAGATATATTAAAGTATGAATTACCAGGACTATATATGACAGTAGGTTGGAAAGAAGGTCAAGGGTTTTGTATCTATTATAAAAATGCAAAACGAGAAGGTATGTCATGGTATAAAACTGCAAAAGAAGCTATGAAAAGAGTAGAAGAAGTTAGAAATATAGGAAATTTTTAAATATGAAATCAATTAGAAACTTTGTAGAGGACTTAAACTTATCCGATGGTGAAAGGTTTAGAGGTAGATGCCCTTTGTGTAAAAGAGCTAATACCTTTACTGCTATCAACAAGATGGGTAAATTACTTTACAATTGTTATGCAAATAGCTGTACAATATCTGGTGCTACTAACACAACTATGACAGTTGAGGAGATAAAAACCAGAATGAAAACTTTAGAAATAAATCCAAATGAAAATAAAGGGATTAATGTTTCAAAGGGAGAGGTGTTTCCAGAGTCTGTAGTATCGGATGCTAATCGACATATAGTAGATGGTTTTTGTGAAAGATATGATATTGATTCACTTGAACTGGACTTGAGATATGATATCAAAGAAGACCGTGTAGTATTTCCTATCTATGATAACGGACGACTTGTAGATGGGATAGGTAAAGCTATCAATGAAAATGTAGTTCCTAAATGGAAACGATATGGGACTATGGCAGGTGGATATATAAGAGGTTCATGTGTTATAGCAGTTGTTGTTGAGGATTGTATTAGTGCTGCAGTTGTTGAAACATTAGGACTTACAGGTGTAGCTATATTAGGCACTACTCTTACTGAAAACCACATGTTTGCATTGAAAGAGTTTAAAAAAGTAATTGTTGCTTTGGATCCAGATGCAGCACCAAAAACAATTGCTTATACAAAAGAACTTAAATCAAATGGTATTGATGCTTTCGCATTGAAATTATTAGATGATATTAAGTATAGAAAAGAAGAAGATATAAACTATTTACTTAAATTAAAAAGGGAGTTCAATAGTGGAACACAGTCTATTAAGGAGTCTACTGACTAAAAAGTTTTACGATGATACAAGAGGCAATCTCTGTCCTGCTAATCTATTTAACAAGGACTTGAGAAAGATAAAGGAAACCATTGATATATCTATGGATTCTTATGAAAGAGATCTGACTTTAGAAGAACTGAAGTCTTTATTTTTTGTAAAGAATCCAACACTTACTACATCTCAAAAACATCAGTATGAGATACACTTTAATAAAATGCGAAGTGCATCTTTATTAGGAACTGATGTTGCAAGAGATGTACTAGGTAAATTATTTCAACAATATGTAGGTGAGAAAGTTGCAAACATCGGGTTTCAGTTTGTAAATAATGAGGTGTCTAGTCTCGAACCACTAAGACAAATATTAGAAGAGTACAAAGATGACTTCACACCAGAGACAAAAGTTAAGTTTGTCGATAGTAGTGTAGACCATTTAGTTGCAGCAGCATCAGCAAGTAACAAATACAGATTCAACATTCATACTTTGTATCAAGCAGTATCAGGACTTGATAGTGGTATGCTATTTGTTATTGGTGCTAGATCTAATGTAGGTAAGTCAAGTTTCCATGCAACTCTGTGTGCATCACCAAATGGTTGGGCTAGTCAAGGGGCTAAAGTTCTTGTGCTATGCAATGAAGAGAAACCAGAACGAGTGGCTAGTAGATATATGACTTGTGCTACTGGTATGACTATGAATCAGATACAGCAGAAGAAAGAACATGCAATAGACGTATTTGGTAAAATAAGAGATAACATAAAATTTGTTGATGCTACTGGAAAAACAATGGTGTGGGTTGAAGGTGTTATCAAAGCACACAGACCAGACATTGTAATACTAGACATTGGTTCTAAGTTTGCAGAAGAAGGTGCATCGACTAACAGCCATGAGGCTTTGAAAGCAAATGCTATTCATGCTAGAAACCTTGGTAAACTTTATGGCTGCCTAGTTGTTTATTGTACTCAACTATCAGCAGAAGCAGAAGGTAAGATAGTTCTTAGTCAAGCTATGATTGAAGGTAGTAGGACTGGTTTGGCGGGTGAGTCTGACTTAATGATACTGATTGCTAGGAATCCACCTATGAATGATCAGACAGAAGATGATGGTATGAGATATCTTAATATTGTTAAGAATAAGATATCAGGTGTACATAGAATTGTTAACTGTGAATTTGATTATACAACAGGAGAATATACATCGTGAGTAAACTAGAAGATCTAGTAAATACTGAACATGGAGAAGTATTAAAGACTCCTCTTGGAGATTTTTTAAAAGAAGCAGATGCTATAGGATATAGTTATTTTTTTAAGGACATAATAAAAAAAGTAATCATAGCAAGATTACAGAAAAAGGGGCTACTTGATGACTACAACAATACTTGATGTTGAAAATACAGTTACTAGTAAGAACGGTAAAAGTCACCTTGATCCATTCGAGAGGACAAACTCTTTGGTTATGGTTGGTATTTACTCACTCGATGCTACAGATTCATCCACTTATATTTTCGACCATTGCGACATTAATAAAGACGATGATATCGTACATAACAGAAACACAGTTCAAAGGATATTAGATGAGACTACTACTCTTGTTGGTCATAATATTTCTCACGACCTACTATGGCTTTGGGAATCGGGATTCGTATATACAGGAAGAGTGTACGACACTATGCTCTCTCAACACATACTCAATCGAGGGCTTGGGACAACAGCACTAAATCTTGCAGCAGTTGCTGAACACTACAGGTGTCAAACACTAAAACAAGACACACTCAAAGTGTATTTCAAAAAGGGATATTCAACCAGGGATATACCCAGAACTGAATTAGAAAACTATCTAAAACATGACTTGGGTGCAACCAAAGAGATATACCAAAAGCAAACAAAAAAGTTAATTAATAGCACACTTCTTCCAGTTGTGCAACTAACAAATGAAGTAGCCTACTGTTTATCTAAGATGTATCAGAATGGTTTTAAGATAGACAGAGATAAACTCAAAGAGGTTCGTAAAGAGTTTGAGGAAGAGAAGCTACAGCTAGAAACTGACTTACAGAAATATACAAAGTATCTAATGGGTGATACACCTATTAATCTAAATAGTCCTGAACAATTGTCTTGGGTATTGTTTAGTCGTAAACCTTTATCTAAAAGTAATTGGCTAGATACTATTAACAATGAACCTTACATGGACAATACTGTATTCAAAGTAGCAGTTAAGAAACAATTTAAAACAATATATAAAACAAAAGCAAAGCAGTGTACTACATGTAAAGGTAGAGGTTCTGTGTTCAAGATAAGAAAAGACGGATCTCGATACAAAAAACCAACTAAGTGTAAAGATTGTGATGCTAAAGGTTTTATACTTGGAGATACAAAGTTTGTAGCAGGTCTTAAGTTTTCTCCATCGAGTATCAAGTGGGCTAGTGCTAATGGTTTCAAAACTAGTAAGAGTAGTTTAGAAATGCTAAGTGGTGTAGCTCACAAAAAACAAATGACAGAAGCAAAAGACTTCTTAGATAAATTAAAAAGATTATCTGCTATCACTAGTTATCTTTCTAACTTTGTAGATGGCATTGATAACTTTATGAAAGAAGATTCAATGTTGCATGTAAAACTAAATCAACACATAACTACAACAGGTAGGTTTAGTGGTTCTAATCCTAATATGCAAAACATACCTAGAGGATCTACCTTTCCAGTTAAGAAAGTATTTGTATCTAGGTTTGAAGATGGACAGATACTCGAAGCTGACTTTGCTCAGTTAGAGTTTCGAGTGGCTGCTTATCTTAGTCAAGATGAGACAGCTATCAAAGAAGTAATAGAAGGTTTCGATGTTCATAGTTATACTGCTAAGATTATATCGGATGCAGGGCAGCCTACTACACGGCAAGTAGCCAAGACCCATACGTTTGCTCCTTTATATGGGGCCACTGGCTATGGTAGAACACCTGCCGAGGCTAAATACTATGAACACTTTTTACAAAAGTACAAAGGGATTGCAAGATGGCATAAAGTATTAGCTAATGAAGCTATTACAAAGGGAGCTATCACTACACCAAGTGGTAGACAGTTTGCTTTTCCTGATTGTACAAGAAGAAAAGATGGTAGTGTTTCTCACTTTACTCAGATTAAAAACTATCCCGTACAATCATTTGCTACAGCAGATATTGTGCCATTAGTTTTAGTGGAGGTAACAAAAAAACTGACACGTCTAAAAAGTATTGTGGTAAACTCAGTTCACGATAGTCTTATTATAGATGTGCATCCAACAGAAGTAGAGGATGTTACAAATGTAATTAAGACTATTGAAGGGAACCTAGTATCCTTAATGAGAACTAGGTGGGGTATTAAGTTTAATGTACCTTTAAAATTAGATATGAAAATAGGTAACAGTTGGTTAGAACAGACAGACATCTAACAAAGGTTCCCCCCACAGCAGGGTGAGGGGGAAACCTTTGTTAGTTTATTATAGGAGATTTATATGTCTACAGAAATAGTTACACTGAGTACAGATAAAGGTAGTTTTAATCAAATAGCAACAGCTATGGGTATGACTGCTGATATGGACACCAAAAAAACTAAGAGTAATTTAGCTAGATTAAAGATAGATCACTCAGGTATTGATGGTGAAACAGAGATTAAAGGTAAAAAGAAAACTATCAAGGTCGTAGATCCTGGTATGTATTCTTTAGAGTTACCTGATGGTGATAAGATTTATCAAGAAGATCCAAAGATTAGATTATTCCAACAGAAGTTTATGTACAAAAGATACATAATGGCTAATGGAGATAGCAAAGGCACGTTTGTGAAAACAATCATGGCTAATGACTTGAAATCAGATCTTATTGATAACATTGGTGGTGTTAACTGTGGCAAGCCTAGTGGTTGGATAGAAGACTATCAAGCTTTACCAGAGAGTCAAAAGAACTTAATTAAAAGTATTAAGAGAGTTCGAGTGCTATTTGGTTTAGCTACTTTTGATGCTGCAGTTGATGGTCAAGGTTTAGATATTGATCCACAGGAAGGTGTGCCATTTATCTATGAGGTAGATAATCGTGAAGCATTTAAGACTATGGGTACACCTATAGCTCAGATGGCTAAACAATCTAGGTTACTACCACAGCATCTCATTAAGTTAGGTACAGATGAAAGACAGATTGCATCTGGTAACAAATACTATGTTCCAAATGTGGAGTTGCTACCAAACTTAATTGAAATCACATCAGAAGATCAGACTACCTTTAAGTCTTTTACTGATTGGATTGAAAACTACAACACATGGGTTAATACAAATCATCAAGAATCTATTGATGCTAAAAAGCAACAAGAGAATGATGCTTTAGTTAACGAGTTTGTTGAGATTGATGAGTCAGGTAATGCTGTCTAATCCTATTGAGTTAGCAATCCATAAATATCTTAATAGCATTACTACTAAAGATACTGTTCTTCCTAAGAAAGTATTAAAAGGTATTGTTAAAGATATTGAGGTTGCACTCAATAAACAGTTTGTCGAAAAAAGAGGTGAAGAGTTTAGGCTCCGAATGTCTAATATCGGCAGACCCTATTGCCAACTCTGGTTTGATAAAAACAAGCCAGAGTCGGCTCTTCCTCCATCAGCTAATTTTATTATTATGATGTTAATAGGTGATATACTTGAGGCTGTATTCAAAGGTTTACTTACAGCCTCAGGTGTTTCATACAAGAATGGAGAACAAATTGAGTTAGATCTTGGTGATGACTGCAAGATACCTGGGACACCAGATATAATATTTGATACAGGAGTTGCTGATATTAAATCTGCAAGTCCGTGGTCTTATCAAAATAAATTTAAAACATATGATACACTAGCTGAAAAAGATAGCTTTGGTTATATAGCTCAGTTAGCAGGATATGCTGAAGCTACTAACACTAAACCTAATGGTTGGTGGGTGATTAATAAAGGAACAGGTGAGTTCAAACATGTAGACTCACCAAACCTAAATACTAAAACTGTACTAGCACAAACTAAACAGTTATATAAAGATTTAAAAATAAATAAATTTAGAAGATGTTTTGAAGATGAGCCTGAAACATATCGTAAAAAACCTTCGGGTAATCGTAAACTAGGTAAAGAATGTTCTTGGTGTGCATATAGACATGCCTGTTGGCCTGGACTAAAAGAGATGCCATCTAGAGTTTCACAAGCTGAAAACCCACCAATGGTGTGCTATACAAAAGTTAGATAATGTTTAATGCAAAGTCGTATGCAGCCTCTAAAAGAAAAGGATATAGAAGTGGACTTGAGGTTGAAGTACAAAAGCAATTAACAGAAGCTAAGTTAGATGTAGGTTATGAAACAATAAAAATAGAATGGGAAGATCTGGCATATAGAAAATATACACCAGACTTTGTATTACCTAATGGAGTAATCATAGAAACAAAAGGATTGTTTACACCATCAGATAGAAGAAAACATATATTAATACAAAAGCAACACCCAGAGTTAGATATAAGATTTATATTTACAAATAGCAATAAAAAATTAAATAAAAAATCTAAAACAACTTATGCAAAATGGTGTGAGAAATATAACTTTCTATATGCAACAAGAGTAATACCAAAAGAGTGGTTAGATTGTAGTAAAAAAGTAGATGTACCTGAAACAATTAACTTTAAAGGGATAAAACACTATGCTTGATATAGAAGAATTTGATATGGACTCAGCAAATAGATTAAAAGAAGATGATGTTGCAGTTGTAATAAGACCTTCTTTTAATAAAAATGGTTGGACAGGTAAAGTAGATCTTAGTGCTATAATTATGCCAATTACTAAACTAAAAGATGAAGAACATGAAATAGTTAAAGATTCTATGTATGCTTTAGTAACATGTTTTCATTTACTAAATACAGATAAAGATTTTGGTGAGAGAGTAGCAGATGAAATGGATAGAATGGCTACTGCAGGTGAACTAGGTGATATTGAAAAACCAGTAAAAGTAACACACTTATCTTCATGGACTAAAACTAAAGGTAGTGCATAATGAGTTTATATGGAGAATATTTAGGAAATGTTCGTAAACAAATAGAAAAAGAA